TGACTCTTTGTAATTCTTGTTGTTTACAAAACTTCATAGCTTTTTCTTGTACAAATTCCCCACCTTCGATTGGTGAATCTTGTATTTTTTTAATGGTATCAAGAACTATTTTAGAAACTGTTTCTTGTTGTAACTCAGCCTTTGTTATTTGTTCTAAAGTATCAAAAGTTGGGGTATGTTCGTATTTTGAATAATACTCCTTAATCATTTGTATGATTAACTTGAAGTATTTGTTTTCAAAATAATTGGTGTCTATTACGTCTATAATTGACCTTCCAAAGTCTTTGTCAATGATGATTTGGTTTAGTAATTGTATTTGGAAAGTACTTCCGAGATATTCAAAATTCTTATTAGACGCCATATTTTTTAGTAGTGTATTTTATAAATATTAGTGATTTGTCTTAACTCCGGCAAATTCAAACGTTAAATTTTCAGATGAAAAAATGTCAGTTAAACCGTAAAGTAAACTTTTTATGTGCGGACGTATGTCTACGGTGTATCTTATTTTAGGCGGGTATACTTTCGCATCGAACTGTCTATGACAAATTGTCACATCATTTTGTTTAATAAAAATGTTAAAATATTCCGGTCCGTCTATATATGACGTATTTAACATTTCAGGGTTACCCATAATTTCATAATTGTTGTCTAACAAATATGTTACTGATTTCATTTTGAATTCACGTTCCAATGTTTCTTTAAAATCTTTTATGAAATCATAAAGTTCATAAGAGTTTTTAGCTTTCGAATTGAAATCTCTAACATTGAAAAATCTTTGTACAATGATGTTATCGTTAACCATCATTAAGAATTCCATTTTTGTTGTTTCTTGGTCTTTCATACTTTTTTTTATTTGTTTGTTTGGTATTTCTTTTTTTCTTTTCTAGTTAATTTTAAAAATGGTTTTACGAAGTTTACCCAAGCGTCGTCACCTTTAGGTAGAAATTTGAAGAATCCGTCTTCCATCATCATTTTAATCAGATTCTTATAACCCCTTCCTTCAGGGTCTAAAGTTTCTTCATAATTTGATTTAACGATTTCTTTCGCTTGTTCACTAATGATTGGGTTTGATAAATCAACAATTTTTTCGTTGACTTCAAAAAATTCATTTCCGTATACACCTGTTTTTGTTTTACCAGTTAGTAAATTTTGTAATATTTTGTTGTCTTTGTCTTCTTTTAGAAGTTCTTCAGCTCGTTTTAAAATATCGGTAACTGAAGTTGGTTTTTCAAGTATTTCAGGAAATAATTTTACCAAAGTTTTTTCACCTAAATAATAAATTCCATCGATATTATCTGATTTATCACCTGATAATATTTTAAAAGTTTTTACATTAATGTGTGGAAATTCATGTTGGTCAATTTTAATCTTATCACCGTACTTGTAAGTTTGTTTTGCCGATGGGGAATAAATGGATACTTGTTCAGAAATAAGTTGAGTCAAATCTTTATCAGATGAAAATATCGTTTTTTGTTCATTGATTGAAATTTGACAATAGAAGGCAATTAAATCGTCAGCCTCATTATTGTCAACAATAATTTGTCTTACAAAAGTTTCTTCAAGATACTGTTTGATTCTTTGTTTTTGATAATTAGCAGAATATTCTTTATCTTCATTATAGACTGACCTACGGTTTTCTTTATATTGAGGATAAAGTAGTTTTCTTTCAAGTGAATTAGAATTTCCATCCCAAAATACGACTACTTTATCGAAATTTTGTTCTTCAATAAACCTTCTTAGTGTATTCATAAAGTGCCATATCGCACCTATATGTTTACCATTATGGTAATAATCTTTTACACCGTGAAAACCAATTTTAAATAAGTTGTTTCCGTCAACTAATAATGTTTTGAGCACTTTGAGTTTATTAAAGGGTTACTATTTTTTTACGATTCAACATCAGTTTCTTCAGTTTCATCAAGTAAAATTTCACCGGTTCCTGATAGGACTGCGTTCCAATAACTTGAGTACTGTTTTTTGTATTCTTCTAAAGCCTCTTTTGTGTCTGAAATATATCCTTGTGGTACCGCAATTATTTTACCATCATTATACCCTAAACCATTAACATGATTTTTGATAATTGATATTTTAGTTCTAATCGCATATCTAACAGTTCTACCATTTTTAGTTGCCGTAATGTGGTTAATACCAGCTTTCTTTTGATTACCAAATAAAAACACTAATGATGACGCCAACCAAAGTGCCTCGCCACCTTTTGCTTTAATTTCAGGTTGTCCAAAAGGGTTATCAGGTAAATCAACCCAAGGTTGGTTAACAACCACCATTGTATTATAGTACGGATATTCTTCTTTTTTGGATTTAGAAATTCTTGAGTGAACTCCCATACCTATTCTATCCGCCAATGCGGATGCGTTGTGCATTTTACCACCTTTACCTTCAAAAGTCATTTTACATGGAATTGAACCAACGGAATCCCATAAGAATAATAAATTATAAGGTAATTCACCTTTCTCTTGAGCATCTAATAATTCATTGATATAATCAGTCGCTTGTTCTATGTAGTCAAAACTATCATTAAAAATAAAATCTCCGTCCCACTCTCCGTCTGAATTTTGTTCAGCTTGTAATCCCAACTCAACTGCGTGTGACCAACTCCATTTTTTTTCTGTGATGATAAAAACAGGTAAATGTCCTTTTTTTTGAGCATCAACGCCTGCTAAAATCATAGCGGTTGTTTTGCTACTATTTGAATGTCCTAAAAACATGTTGATACCTCCCATAATCGGACCTGGTAATCCACAAGCCTCCATAAAAGCATCACCACAACTATAGTAACTTTCAGGTTTGTACTTAGTTTTAGTTGAAAACTTATCTTTTATAGATGATAAACTAATTTCTTTTTTCTTAATTGCCATGATTTAAATCTAATTCGTATTTGTAAAAATTTCTGATTGTTTCTAACTTATCTTTAGCATTCGCAATTTTCTCAACTAATTTATCCATTTCTTCAATATGTTGAGGGTGTTCTCCAATCGCAACTGGATTATTAAAATACACCAATAGTGACGCTTCAGAATCGGCCATTTGTGATTGATACTTCAATAATAAAGCATCGTACATTTTTCTTGTAATTTGGTCTTGTTTTTTCATAATTTTAAGTTTTGTATTAAAAAAAAACATAGACACCAAAATATAGTCAGTGTCTATGTATTGTGAATTTGATTAGAAAGGCATATCTGAATCTGGTTCAGCATCCTCTTGTGGGTCTTTTACTGATTTACTACCACCAAATGAAACAGTTTCTTCGGTAGAGTTTCCATAAACGTATTTACCTGCGTCTGAATCCCAACGTGGGGTTTCACCTCTTGCAATTGCTTCAAGATATTCTTCAGGTTTTTTAGAGTAAACATCTTGCCAAGTTAATTCATCACTTAACCATGATTCCATAGTTTCCTTATTATCGTGAACAGGAGTTGGGTCATCGTGCATAATTGTTTGAATAACTGTATAAGTTGCACCTTTTGGTGTCTTAGCTTTTGTCAACTCAAGTATGATGTCTCGACCTTTTTCTGAGTCAGTGATATCACCTTTATTTCTCCAAATTGGAATAATTTTATCAAGAATTCCTTCGTTTTTGTAATTGTGTTTGAATCTCCAAAACTTAACGCCATCTTGTTCATTATCTCTATCAATAACTTTAACGATATAGAATTTACGAGCTTTGTATTGTTTTGCCAATTCTTTATCAGAGTCTTTACCTGTTGACATAAGTTCTTCATGAACTTCATTCAATGGTGAACGTTCATTATCATTTTTTCCTGGGTCGTAAAATTTTTGCCATTTACCATCCACTTGGATTTCATGATACCAAACTTCTTTGAATGGGGAAGTTCCGTCTTTTGTAGGTAGGATTCTTAATTTTTTCTGACCTTGCTTTTCATTATCTTTTAAAATTGCCGCAAAGTATTTTTTCATTCTTTCGTCTTGAGACATTTTAGAGGTAGAAGAAGACCCCTGTTTTGAGTTTTCGTACTGTGCAAGTACCGCGTCTAGTGAATTGTTTGTCGCCATAATTTATATAATTTAATTGTTTAATAAGTATAATAGAGTTTTTCATGTAAGTCAATTTGCTTGGAACAAAAAACGACCTTTTGGGTCGTTTTTATTATTTAATATTTTGGTAGTCACTAACAGGATTTTGTTCAAAGTTTCTAAAACTTTTTTTAATTTCCAAAGGTGAATAATCTTGAACTTCATCTTGAGTTAAGATATATTCATTCTTACCCGTTTTTTTCATATCTTCTTGTTTATCGTCAAAGAAATCTGTAAGTTTTTGGTTAAAAGGTCCTGAATCTAAACTTCTTAATTCTAATTTTTCTTCAGGTGTTTTAACTCTATATTTTTCTATTTTATTTTCTAAATCATTTAATTTATTAACAATATTATCCATTTCTGAAAGTTTTCCTTCTAACGATTCAATATGTTTGAATAATGATTCGAAGTATTCTTCTTGTTTTGTTTCAGCATTTTTTTGTGATGTTACCAAATCAGTAATTTCAAGTTCTTCTTTGTTCCCATCTTTTTCATCACCAATTTTTTCAACATCAGGGTCTGATTCAATATCAACCGTTGTACCCCCTGTTACAGGTGCGGGTGGTGGAGTCGCCCCCATATCCGCAGGTGGTGGGGTTAAACCCGCATCAACTGGAGGTGCGTCATCTGGAGGTGGAGGTAAAGTAGCATCTTGTTCAGTAATATATTTGTTAATACTATTATAACGCCTTAATTCAGAAATGATTTTATCATCTATTTTCATCTTATTATCCATTTAAAAGTTGTTTAATTCCTGTTGTTGTTTCAACTTGGATTTTTTTATTTCTTTGTAATGTATTATCTACTCTTTCAATCAATCCATCTTTCATTCTTATTACATAACACTCACCTGTGTCTAAGTCACAAACTTGTTTTGAACCGTCACCTAAATCTTTTTCAGTGGTTCTGGTATTTTTACCTAAATAATTATCTAATATTAACTTAGTATTCATAATCTATTTTTTATTATAAATATATCAATAAAACAAAATGTTACTGATTAAAGTTAACTGAAAGTTGAACTGTTGGATTAAGTAAACCAAAGGCGTAATAATTTACAGTAATAGAATAAGTACCAGGTATCTGTCCATTTACTTGATATATCGATGGTGGATTAGGACCTGAAGTAAGGATAGAACTAACGATATTATTACCATTATCTTTGAAAGTTGTTGTCCCTATTTTATTAACCGCAAAATTAACATCATTTATTTTCATAATAATGTAAGTACCCCCAAGCATTTGTATGTTTATATAACTAGCATCACTTGTATTAGGTGTTGGAGATGATGTAGATATAATGACCAATGTTGCCGGAGATGGTAAAGGTGTTGGTGTAGGGGTTGGTGTTGGCGATGGGACAGGGTTTGAATAACCGAATAAATTTAAAGATTCTTTTACTTTTGCTTCAATATCAATTCTTACAGAAGAATCTAATGTCGAATAGTAAGTGTTTGATTTAGACGCAAAATCTTTGTTTTCTACCCAAAACTTAGCCACACTTTCAGGTGTAATATTAGGTAAACTTACATTATTTATTTTTTTATTGAAAAAAGCAAATAAAAATTCAATTTGAGAATTAACATCTTGGAACGTTACATAAGGTAAAAGTGTGGACTGTCCTTTAAGACAATAATATTTTTTACTTGTAAAGTATGTTGGGATAAGAGTCACCCAATCTTGGTTAATATCAATACCGGCAAAATTATTTCCGAGCGCACTAAATCCTGTGGTTGTTCCTGACCATAAGTACATTGTTGTAAAAACAACTGGTGCCATTTTTGAACCATTAACAGGATATTTGTTTGCTATTACACCAACTCTATTTTTCATATCTTGAATTGTAACTGTTGTAGGTTGTGGTGGAGTGTCTAAAACCGTGAAATCTGAGTATTTCGGAATTGGCGTACAAGCCTGAACTTCTGTTAATTTCTTACCTTTTTTTGCATCAGATGCGGTTTTGTTTTTATTACTAATAGAATTACCTTGACTATCCTTTGTTTGTTCTTGTTTAGCTTGAGCAGTTTTATCTATAATCGCTTGAACTAAATTAGCTCTTAACGACATTAAGAAATCAGTTATTTTTGGTAAATTGAATGTAGGTTGTCTTACACCTTGAATTGTTGTCTCAAATTTACCAGGTCCTATTTCATGATTTACCGTTGTAATCATATATGACCCTGAAAACATAGGTACATATCTCAAGTTAAAGTACATCATTGGTTGAATCATAACATTACCCATCATACTAATGTCACATGTGTAACTTCTTGTTTGATAAATGTCCAATAAAGATTGGTTTTGTGTGGATACAGTTCTATTTCCTGCCTGATTCGCAATTTCCGAAATTCTTTTTAAAGACTCGGCAGTTGATGTTGCGGACTTTTGAGACACTGAGAATCTGGTAAACACCCCTTGATTTTGTGGTCCGATGTCAACATTGAAACCGACCACTTTATTGGATTTGTCCCAATCTTTTTTGTCCGATAAATTTTCCACCAATGGATGATTAGAAACTTGTGTTAATGAAAATGTATCATTTTTTCTTTGTGTTTGTGTTTTTGGTGAATCCAAAAATTCACTTGACTTACCAACATAAAAACAAACCATTTTAGTGGAAGAATTTCTTGTATCAACACTTAGAAATGTTCCAAACAAATCATTTGCCGTTTGAGTACTTCCATCTGACCTTGGTTTAGGATTTTTAGTAGCATCTTGTACATTATAAAAATTAACATATGCCGGAACGTTAAACATCTGAAATCTATTTTCAGTCAATATACTTGATACAACATATAATAAATTAGTTTTAGGATTCAAAGTTTGAGGGTCAATTAGTTCAGAAAGTTTATATATATCAACCAAAATAATGTCACCAACATTTCTACTTGCTCTATCTAAAAGTAAAACATCTTCAAACAATGTTTTATTTTTAAAATCGTTACCCGCAATCCATTTATCGTTAATTGCTTTGAACATATCCCATAGTTGTTCTTTTGGGGTTTCACCTTCAATCGCCGTTTTAGTATTTTTTTCAGGATTTATTTTAATGTTATCCAATTCTTTATTTAATTTGGTAAATAAACTATTCACAATTTTACCTACAAAAGTTTCGTTTGAAACCAAAAATTCACTCATTTTTGTTTTGAAAGTTATAGGATTTAAATTTGGGTCAGTTTGTTTTTGTGTGGCATATATTTTTATTATCGGTGTAAAATTTACAATATTTTTTTCAGTAAATGCAATATTAAAATCTATAAAAAAATCGGTAATTGTTGAGCCTGTATTTGTGTAAGTAATCCCACTTAATTGTGAAAAACCAACATACGTTTCCAAAGTTTTCCATTCATTTGGGTAGTTTAGTTTAGAAGTAACCAAATTAGGTACTCCACTTGTGTTAGGTAAAGCGTTTGGTGTGTTAATACTATAGTATTCCCAAGTCCAAGGGTCTACAATCTCATTTACATCATTAGAAAAAGAATAAAATAAATTTCTATCAAAATTAGATGGGTTACCAAATTTTATCAAAACATCATACTCTAAGAAACTTTTAATTATATTACCAAAGTTTATAATCTGTCTATTTTGTAAAAGAATTAATCTATCATAATTAGTCAAACTTAAATCGTCAGAAATTGAAGGTACTTTCATTAATGATGTAAATAACATTTGAAAATTACCGTACGATTTTGTACTACCTTCTAACGGGTCTTTGTAGTCATAAATTGATTTTGAAAAATCCAAAAATTTCTTTTCGAAAGTATCTAAAACATTTTTTTCGAAGACACCGAAGATATCTTCAATTTTACTATATGTTGATTGACTCCCCTGTAATGTAAAGTTTCTTTGTTGACTTGTGAATGGTAAAATCCTTTGCATATACTCCGATGGAGATGGCTTAACAATGTCATTAACATCAAAATAACCATAATTTGGTGCCGCCCAAAATAATCTAATTGAACCATTATAAACTGAGGTGTTTCCTGTTACTTCAGTAACTTTTAAATTATTTACAAAACATTCATCTTTAATTTGATTTATTTGACTTCCGTGTGAGGGTAGTAAATATGAATATTTTTTACTTATATCGTCAACATAAACAGACCAAGGCGTTATACGTAAAACTCTATTCAAGTTTTGTAAATCATAACCATTACTAAATGTTAAATTCGATGTCGGTACATTGAAAATTGTGACTCCTGAAGTAATACCACTTTGTATATCTGAACTTGTATAACCATTAAAAACTTGATATCCTTGATAAAACACATTAAAATCGTTAATTAATTTTGGATAAACTCCGGTGTTAATTGTAGTGTATTGTTGACCTCCTAATGTTGAGTTTTTTTCTAAAATAATATCAACATTACCCCCTGAAAGAGTTAACGCATAATCTTTTGTTGGGTCATTAGTCGTAGGGTCAAAATTATTAATATAACTAAAACCTGACCAAGAAGTGTTTAAAATATCCTCACCTTTTTCAACGTATTTTTTATATCTATGCCATATCGACCCCATTTTTAGCGTCCACGCCAACGGTAATTTATGTATCGCTCCGTATTTTTTTAAGGTCGCAAAAATATAATTTAAATCTTCTATATTATCTTGAGGTTCAGTCGCGTTTGGATTTGATACTTCATTGAAGGTTTTATACTTTTCTTTCAATGTTGCAATTGGTAAGCTGTTTAAAAATAAAAAAGCGGATGCAACATATGGATTTTCATTATAATCTCTGAATTTATTTACTCCATCTTGTATAGAATTTATAAAATAAGGAGTATTCAAAATTGAAACCGTTTGTAAATCAGTTAACTCACCATTATGATTTTTATAAAGTAATGTTCCTTCGGTAGGTAATTGTTGATTAGGTTTATTTACCCTATTTAAATAAAAATCATTTAATTTGGAAATATTAAATTCTTGTTTTTGATTTAATAAATTTGGAGTTGTTAAACTTAGATAATTGAAACTGGCGAATGGTTTCGGAGCTAATGAGTTTAATGTTTGACCTGAAAAATTTGAAATTACTTTCAGATTTTTATTATAATTTATAACTTTACTAGTTTGGAAAAAATCTCCGATAGATGCAAACGGTATTGGTAAATTTAAATTACTAACTAAATTCAAAGACGATAAATCTAACGATGAAACACCAGCCATGTTTGTCTTATCCCAACTTAAGTTTGTAAAAGGGAATGTATCCGTTAAATCAAATGTTTTTTGATTTTTTGAATTTCCCGTCAAATACTCAACTAATTTTTCTTCACCTTCAATAGATATCGTATTGTTGACTTTGAATAAATCTATTGTTCTACCTAAAAATTGTATTTTATTAGTGCCGATATTGAATATTTCGAATTCTGAATTTTCTACTAAATTTTTAATATACGACGTATTGAATATACCTCTAATAAAGTTTTGCCAACTTTCCCCAACACCTTGATTTGAGTATTGTTTTAATATCTCGAGAATATTTGAAGAATTGTAGGGATAGTTTTTTAATTTTTCACTTAAAAATGGATTGTTATTACCTAAACTTTGAACTATATTAGTTTTTTCTATCTCGGCGATTAGGTTTGAAATTGAACTTGAGTCCGCAGTGTTATTATTAGTTCTTCCCATTTTAGAAAAAAATGAATATAATAAAATCCTTTCATATATTTCAAAAAAATATTTAGTCTCTTCTTTATTACTATAAATCACATTAGATGTTGGATATTCAATAGCATTTAAACTTACTCTTTTGATATCACTTTCTTCATTTGAAGTTTCAACATAATCAACTGAAGTTGTTCTCTGAGTTAATCCTTTGATAAATTCTTCAAGAAATTCAACTTCAGGCCAAACGTCATAACGATAAGCCTGTGTTTGGTCAATTATCTCGGGACTACCAGGATATTTCACTTCAAAATATTCTTGACCTTTATCACCACTTGTACTCACTAAAATTTGTGGCCAAGGAAATACAGGTATTTTAGCATTACCACCCGAACTTGATGGTTCTGAGCTAGCCGGATTTGTTTTGGCGTCAAAAATAATTGACTTACGTATTTTATTATCTTTTTGAGCCCACGCCTTAGTATGAACATCGTCCATCAAACGTAAAAAAGCCTCACCATTTGCAAACAAAACCGCCAAAACATTTCTAATTGTTGGCACAAAACCTATACCGTTAGATTTATTTTGTAGTTGTTCCGATAAAGCTTGTGTCAAGTCCTCTTCAATTGCGTTTCTATTGTCTTTCGCAGACTTTAACATTTCGTTAATTATACCTTCAAATCTCTTTAATCCTTCAAAAATAAAATAATCCGTTATCAATACAGGTTGACCGTCTTCTAATTTAATACTTGAATTACTTACAATATTTTGATTTTTAAGTTCTATTCTGAATAAGTCAAGTTGTGTTTGATTAACATCTCCCGTTATTTTTTTTCTTTGTCGATAAGTCTCCAATAATTCAAAATCTTCTACTTTCAAATCCGTAACAATAAAATCATTGTAATTAACTTTGTTACCTAACTCAACCTTTTTTTCATCCCCATTAATTGTGTAACTACCAGGATTACCTAATGTTTCATTTTTATTTAAAATTTCATTATACTTTTCAACAATTTTTTTTAGTTCGTTTTTAGCGTCTTGTCTTTTTGTTTGATTATATTCTTTTTTAAACGTATAAACTTTTTGACCGTCATTGGTTATAAAAGCATTTTCAGTATCCATGTATCTGTTGAACCATGAACTACCTTGATAAATTAAAACTTCCCCTCTAAAATTACCTACTTGCGTTTGATATTTTGAACAATTTGTTAATGCGTCTAAATTTTGTTGTTCAAATGAATTAAGAATATTTTTAATAAAATTATCAATTCTATTTTTCATCTGTACTACAGTTATTTCAGGAAAATCGTCAGGTATCATACCTTTTGATTTGTATTCACTATACATCTCCCTTATTTTTTCATAACCTAACTCAACCACACTATTTTTTGTTGGTTGGTTTGTTTGTGGTCCTCCAACCTTTGGCTTTGTTTCAACATTTGATTGATACATGTGAGGTGTTGCAAAAACATTTCCCATCGAAATATCACTTAACACATTAAATTTATAAGTAATAAATTCACATGTAACATCAAAATTCGCAGTTTCACTATTAAACGATGCGGTAAAATCTTTTAACATCAAAGGTAACTTTATCGCTTTACCATAATACCCTTTTAAAGTAAGATGAAATAAAGGATATGGTAAATTAAAGAAAGACGCATACGGTGAATTGTCTCCACTTTCAAATAATGCTCTACCTCTAACGTCTTCCATTTTAACGGTTATTGTTGGTAAAAAACTAGTGTTTTGTCTAACGCTAATTGAACGTATACCCAATAAACCATTGTCTGTTGTTTTAACGTCAGCAGTTCCTGTAGTTGTTGATTGTTTTAAATAATACTCATCAGTTTTCAAATCCTTAGTTGGACTATTTGGATTTGATTGATTTGTCCCTTTTCCAGTAAGAATATCTTTACCTGTTAAATCATCAGTATAAGAGTTGTCCAAAAACGTTTTTTTACCTGGGTTCAAAAAATTTATTTCCGCAACAGAAATAGTTCTGACATTGTCAGTATTTGAAGCACCTAAAATTAATTTAGTTCTAGGTAAAACTTTACACTCAAGATTGGCGTATATTACCAAATTCTCATGATTTATCAAACGTTCCGAGGCTCTACCATTCTCATCAACAACTTTGTTTGGGTCAACAACAATAATATTATTAACGTCAAAATCG